AGCATCGTACCGTGGTCGAGGTGGGTGTCGATCCACTCGCGAATGATTCGCTTGACGTGACCGTACTCGACGGAGATGCCGTCCTCGTCGATGCCACCTTCCTTCTCGATGTTGGCGATGTCGAAGGTCGCCCACCAGCTGTGACCGTGAAGGTTCTCGCACTTGCCACCGAGGAAGGGCAGACGATGCGCCGTCTCGAAGTTATGTTCGACCTGAATGCTGATCACGGGGCACCGTCCATCATCACCACAGGGGGCTGGTTGTCGATCGTGAGCTGGTCGAGTTCGGCTCGTGTCTTGTCGGCCAACGGGATGTACGTCGTGTTCGTGACGACGAAGAACTTTCCCATGCGACCAGGACCGAAGACCTTTCCCATAAGGGTGTCTCCGCAGTCACCGTTGTAGGTCAACGTTCCGTGCTGATGCTCCACGAGTCTCCTCAAGTCTATAAAGAGATGATCTTGCGGGGTAGTTAGGTAGTAGCGTCTATGCCAAACAGCGTCTGCGTTGATTCTATAAGGCATAGACGCTACTAGACTTCACACAGCTGCAGGCTCGTCGAGCAGCTCGTACTCCGTCGGGTCGATCACGCAGGCGTCGACGAACGCTTCCTTGCGCTCGACGCAGGTACCGCATCGACCGCAGTGCTTCTCGCCACCCTTGTAGCACGACCAGGTCTTCTTGAAGTCGAGACCCAGACCGGAACCGATCGAGACGATGTGCTTCTTCTCGATCGACACGAAGGGAGCGTGCACGGCGAAGTCAGTACTGATAAAGCCGTCGTTGCCCAGCCGGATCGACGTCTCGACGGAGTGACGGAACACGTCGCGGCAGTCCGGGTAGATGGCGTGGTCACCAGAGTGGATGCCCGTCGCAACTCCCACCGCCCCTTCAGCGACCGCGATCCCCGCAGCGATGGAGAGCATGATCATGTTGCGGTTCGGGACAACGGTGGCCTTCATGCTCTCGGCGGCGTAGTGACCCTCCGGAACGTCGATGTCGTTCGACGTCAGGGCGCTCGTGCCGATGTGTTCGGTCAGCGAGGTGAGGTCGATGAGACGCCACTGCAGGCCGAGGTCCTTGCAGAGCGCCTGGGCGTACTCGAGTTCCTTCTTGTGTCGCTGACCGTAGTTGAACGAGACCGGGATGCAGTCGTAGTTCATCGACAGCATGTACCACAGCAGGGCTGCAGAGTCCATCCCTCCGCTGAGGACGACGACCATCTTCCGCTTGGCTTGCGTCGTCTGGATGGACTCCTGCACCGCTTCGCGAACGGCGGGATCTTCGTAGACGGATTCGCTCATAGTGTGATGTCCACTACCTTCTTGTTGGTTGACTTGACGGGGAAGTACTTGGACGTTCGTCCTGCCTTCTGTTCCTGAACCATGCCCCTCTCTACGAGAGTCTGGAACACAGCGTTCGCAGTACGTGCCGACATGTGATACTGCTGCATGAGCGACGAGCGAACGATGCCAGGAGCCTTGTTGACAGAGCGAACGACCTTGTCGAGCAACTGTTCATCGGTGTTCTTGCCGACGTTGTTGATGACCTCGTTCGTGTGGTCTCGCCAGCCCTGTCCGTAGCGGATGGCATGAAGGAGGTCTTCGATGGTTACGTCGATCTCGTTCTCTTCAGGCTCTTGCCGAGAAGCTGCGATGAGGACTGCAGCTTTCAACATGGACTTACAAAGCCTGTCGTAGGTAGGCGTGAGGATCTCAGGACGTTCGGACTTCAGACCCTCCGTCATCATCTGGTGTTCGAGGAGGTTGTACCTCGTCCAGGCCTCTTCGGAGAGCCTTGCTCTTACGTAGTCAGCGCTCTGCATCACCATCCTTCCATCTGGTCCGACTGACGCCACAGCCTCCCTGTGGTACTGTGTGCGCATCCGCCGCATCTCGGAAAGGATGTAGTCCTTGCCAGAGTTGTCACGGTCGGTAGGAGGTCCGATCGGCTTGACCTTGTTCAGGTCAGACTCGGCGGTGATGAAGACGAAGCGAGGGACGAAGCCAGAGGAGATGCTCTCGTCAGTCAGCAGTCCGCAAATCTTGTTCTTGATGCCGCCTGCGAACAGGATGAACGTCGGGTCGCGAACCTCGATGACTTCTTTCTTCAAGACACGCTTAGCCATCTTGCCGTCGTACAGCTTGGTGAGCATCTCTGCCATGCCCGCGTAGTAGTCCTTCTTGGTGATGGACTCCAGCAAGCCAGAGAACTCGTCGCGAAGGAAGATCGAGGGCATGCCTGGTCGCGTCTGAAGCTGACCGAGGAGACCTTCCAAGCTACCGTCCGTGGCTAGTACAAGGTTACTGTCGACCTCCTCAACCAAGTCCATTGCGATATCCATCGACGTGGACTTACGGGTCAAGGTAGTGTCGGCAAGAATCATGAACCAGATATTCGGCTTGATCGTGCCGAAGGACGTCGGCAGTCGCACTCCTCCAGAAAGCATGGCCGATAGCGTGACCAGGGCTCCAGCCTGATGATATTGTACGGCGGCATCACCAAGCGAACTCGCCCAACGGATATACTTCTCCACGAACGTATCACGGTCCGCGACTTGCGCAAGTTCTTCCTCCGTCAGAAGTTCCTTGAGCGGCTTGTCATCAGGTGCGATGATCTTGATGTTCTCTTCGTTCCGAATGAACGCCCTGCAGACGTCCTTCCAGAGCAGCCGTTCGTCCTTCTGATCCCTGCGGTACTTGTTGCACGCACTGTCACGTGCGATGATGAAGGTGTTCTCACGAGTCATGCCCGCTTCGAAACACAACATCTCCAAGGTCCACAGGGCATGGGACCAGTGACCGTCGTCAGGCTGATTCTCGAAGAGGAAGTAGGTTTGCGCAGGAAGCTTGTCGTCGAACTGCTGGAGTAGCTCTTCTCCAGTCTTGACGGGTAGCTCCGTCGGAAAAGGGAACTGCTCAGCCCGCTCTCGAACAACATCGGGATAGACATCGAAGTCCGACTCCCGGTAGAACTTTCTCTGCGCACTACGGATAGAGATCGCAGGCTCTCCGTACTTCTCCTTCCTGTTGATGGTGTAGGGCACGCGCAGCAGCTGTGTGAGATCCCAGCCGCTTGTGTCGCATCCTTCGCGCTCGTGGTAGTAGGCGAGACGCCTTGAGAGAGCTTCCCCATCGACAGGGTCGAGACCGTCTTCGATGTGCCAGAGAGCCTGGTAACGTGCAGGGGAGGTTTCAATCACCACAGAGGGCTCGACGAGAAGGTTCCCTGGATCGCAGGCGTCCAAGTCAGCCCAGACAACAGGACAGTGCACAACCTGGTTCTTCGTACGACTCTTACTGGCAAGCAGGTGAGGGCAGAAGTAGATGTTGTGCGTAGCAGTCAACTCTTCGATCTTGTCGACTGCTTGTTCGACCTGCTCGGGGTACTTGAAGAAGCTTTCCCGAAAATCTTTCTCTTCGCCCTTGACGCGGAGGAATGCGAGGCAGAGGTATCCAGCGTTGCCACCAAATACGAAGTTGAAGAAGGTGACCTGGGGACGCTTCTGCTCAGGCATGCACACTCCTTGGGGAAGAGGTGGCGGCTGCTGTTCCTAGAGTAACCACTTAGCCCACCTTCAGTAGGCACCGCCACGATCATCTAGCTAGGGGAGGTAGTTCTCCTCCTCCTTGGAGGCCGGCACCTTGCCGTTCCACTCCTTGAACCACTTGATCTCGTTCTTCTCGTCGTACTCCTGACCGTCCTTGCCCTTCGACGGTCCCTTCTTGATCACGCGGGCCTCGAAGTGCGTCCCGATGATCTCGCTGACCGGCGGCACCTTGAACTGACCCGGCTCGACGTTGCGACCCATCGCCTTGCCGATCTGCACGATCGTGAAGGCAGCACCCGCCCACAGGCAGGCGATCGTCCAGAGCTTGCGTCCTGCGTGCTCACCGTCCTGGATGGTGAACTCCAGGTTGTACATCGGCTTGCCGGGGTTGTTGGCCGACTTGCTCTCCTTGAGCTCGCCGTCGGTGCACACCAGGTGGTAGATGTTCGTCGGCACAGGCACGAGCGGCGCACTCGCCGCCTCGTTGTCCGACAGGTCGATGTAGAGGTCAGGCGCGTCGGAGTAGCCGGCTTCGTCTTCGGGCATGTAGTCGGTGTCGGTCATGAGTTAGTTTTCCTTCGCGTTGAGGATGGTGTAGATTTGCTTCATGGTGGGTTGCTGCAGGACCATCGGCAGCTTGTTCGAGCGGTCCTTCGCGATCGTGGTGTTCGTCGCGCCGGTGAGAAGGAAGCGTTGCTGGATCTTCTTCTCAGGGTCGTCGGGGTGCTTCACCTCCCTCATGTACAGGTAGACGACGATGTCCAGGAAGGCCGCGACTTCGTTCCGCAGCTTGCCCGGAATGCCTGGCTTCTTCAGCGTGAGCCCTGTCTTGCCGTCCTTGTCCTCGGACACCAGAGCTGCGAAGAAGGTGTTCATGGGCATGTCGCGAAGCTCGCGAACGAACTTCCGCATCTGCTCGAGAGTGATACCCCACTCTCGCATGCCGGCGACGTCAGGGTCGAGACCGTCCTTGCGGTTGGGATCGCCGAGGATGGTGTACATGTTCATCTTCTGGATCTCGGTCAGCGAGTCCCAGCTCGACGATGCGTACCCGTGGTTGGACTCCTTCAGGAAGCGCTTGACCTCCTGACACTCCTTCCACGTCTCCACGCGCACGACGTCCACGTTGGGGTAGGAGTGCTCGAGGGTCATCGTGCCACCCTCAGCGTCGACGTGCAGCACCTTGCGGAGCTCGGGGACTTCGTCAGCCGAACCGAGCAGCTGAGTCTTGCCGACGCCGGAGTCAGCGTACACCATC